CGTAAACTTCTTCCATTCTATAGCATTCTTAATCTGAAAATTGCGTTGGTTGATATTTTTAATAACCTCTTCCAAAAACGCTAACTTTTCTTTTTGATTGATTATGCGAACATTGTTGTGTATAATATCTTTGTCGGAGTCAAGATACATATCAACTTCATTCTTCATCAAACGCTTAACGAAAGGCTCCCAATTGAGTTCGTCAAGTTCTTCTTGTGAAAGTTTTCCATTGTAATATTCATACTTCTTCAAAGATAAATCTTTGCTTTGAAACTCAAGTGCTTTGAGTTTGCGTCTTTCATCAAAATAAATTTTAAGATATTTGCTGTGCAGTTCTGGTATCTTTAAAGATGCGATACCTAATTCTGTGGAGTCAACTGTAGCGTCTATTCTCCACTCTTCCATCATTTGGTCTAATGTCATATTCAATCCTCATATCAATATTCGTAATCATCATAATAACACATTTAAGGGTAAATGTCAAATGTCTATTTTATAATATGTATATGCAAAAGTTACAGATGAAGTTAAAAACTCTTGACTACCAGTACTGTTGAATGGTAGTTCACCCAGTTCAACTGGATAAACATCTTTAAATGCAATTTTAACATTTGCATTATTTGCGTTTGTTTTTACAAATAAACTTGCGTCAGATGTAACACTATTGAGTATATCATCTTCATCGGACAATCTTCCTCTCTTATTATATGATTCTGGATTACCTAACTGCCACATCCAATCATATAATTCATACCACGCTTGCATATCTTCATCAACCATGAATGTTAGTGATAAAGTACCAAACGTTAATTGTGTTCCAGGAATGCTTAATGCAACAAATGGTGTGTTTACAGTAGATGAACCCAAAGTCAACGTAGGTAAATTTACAGATTGTACTAAGTAAGTAAAATTGGGAATTCTTCTGAGAACAAATTCAAATTTGTTGTTAGATAAAAAACTTCTATTTGCTGGTGTTGTTGTTAGGGTGGCCATATTATCTCCTCTTGTCTTCTATTTATGCAGACAAAAAAAGAGGACCCTAAGGTCCTCTTTTGAATACCGATGTGTCTCGGCTTAATCAATTACATCAAGTTAGTAATTGAAATTCTACGATAGTAGACGTTCTTGTTAGCAAATGATAATGTACCATCAGCGGCTGATGTTGCGAATGGGTTTGCGACCATGCCGTAACGAGTCTTGAATCCAATTTTTGGTTGGAAAGAATCTTGACCAACTGCACGAACCATTTGCAATGGAACGTATGGACAGTAGAACAAACCAGCGTCAAAAGCTGAAGTGCCTTTGTAACCGATTGTTGCATAGTGTGTACCAGTTGTTGCGGCAAAGTATGGATCGATATAAACTTTGAAGCGACCATTCAATACACCAACGAATGTGTTACCTGTATCGTCAACGTTCAATGAATTGCTCAAAGCAGGAGTATAATCTAATACACCAGCCATTTGCAATGCAGATGCTACGTCAGAAGAGCATAGCAATACGTTACCTTTACCTCTACGAGTTGCTTTAGCAATCGCATTAGCTTCACGTTCTAATTGGAACATCAAACCTTTGAACTTCTCAACAGACCAACGACCGTTAGAGTCAACGTCAAGGTTGAAAGTACCAGCAGTTGTAACGTTCTCTTGTGCGCCAACTGTAGCTGTCAAGTTAATTGTACGAACAACTTCACGGTTGATCTCAGCTAAAATTTCTGTAGAAAGAATGTTAGCCAATTCTTGTTCAGCGTCCAAACCATGAACTGCTTTCAAGTCTTGTGCAAGTTCCATTGTGTATTCTGCTTTTAAAGCACGGCTACGTGCAGTAACAGCAACTTTCTCAATAGAGAATGCCATCTCTTGGAAACCCTGACCAGAGCCATCGCCCAATGCTTCAGCTTGTGCTGTTGTGAAACCAGTACCACGTGTGTACTCTGTACCAGCAGACAAGTCAGCAGGTGATGCACCTGTTTGTGATTGTGCTGTGTTAGGGAATGCTGTGTTAGCTTCGTCAAACAAGGCTTCTGTACCACCTTGTGTTTTGTAACGGCTACGCATTGCAAAGATCAAGCCTGTTGGACCTGTCATTGGCTGAACACCGCAGATATCATATGCGATTAAGTTCGGTGCGGCACGGCGAACCAAGCTAATTAAAACTGGATCATAAATGTCGATTGAGCCATCGGCTGCTGTAGATGAAGATGCGCCCATATTGTTAGCAGGTGCCGCTTCAGAAAGCAATGATGTTTGGTTGCGATAACCACCAGAACCTTGTGCGTCTTGACGGCAAGCAATTTCTTGGTTCTCAAGAAGTTGCGCTGTTACGGAACGCTTGTGGCTTCCTTGAATTCCTGGTAAGTCGGAATGGTCAAGAACTGGTGCCCATTTTTTTAAAAGATTTTCTACGCTCATGTTTTTCTCCTTTGAGTATTGTTTAATTTATTTATAAAAACTTATTTCTTGAGGGTTCTAGAAATATTCTGTACATAATGAGACATTACTGGCGAAAAAGATTCTTCTAATGAAGAAATGTCGTCATCCATTGGTGCCACTTTTTTAACTGTCTCTTCCGTCTTCTCATCAAAATATTTCTTTTTTGTTAAAAGAAGTTTTTCTTTGTAGTCCTGTTCAGAAACAAATTCAATTCCTTCTGCTAAAGATTTTAGTTTTGCAAATTGTACTTCACTAAGTCCTTCGGAAACTTCAGACACGATTTGGTCTTTCTTGTAAATACCAATTTGTGCGTTTAAGTTTGCGTTTTCCGTAACAACTTTATCTAATTCAGATTCAAGAGTTTCGACTTTTTCTGCAAATTCTTCAACAACATTGATTTTATCTTCTGGAATATCAACATAATGTTCTGTGAATAAGTTCTTAAGACCGATCATAAAGTCTTCAGCCAATTCAGCTTTGATACCAGTTTCAACCGCAAGTTTGTTTTCTTCCATCCACTCACTAACAACGTACTCTAAGTATTCATCTACTTTTGTAACGAGGTTTTCGTTGATAGAAGCAACTTCTGTTTCTAATTGTTCTGCATATTCTTCTTCCAATGCAGTCTTTGCTTCTTCTACTTTAGCGAAAATAGCCGCTTCAAAGATAGCTTTAGCATTGTTTTTGAATTCTTCAGAAAGAGATTCGCCAGAAAAAATAGCATCAATGTCTTCTTTTACTTTTGCTTGTTTTTTCTCTTTTACCATTTTTTCTTCTTCACCATCATCAGATTCTTCGCTATCGTCATTTTTCATTCCTTTAGCTTTTTTCTTTTCGATGGCTGCTTTTAATGCAGGTGGAAGTTCTCCTTCCAACAATTCATCATCCTTGTTGTTTATATCTGTCATAGTGGATCTCCTTTATACGATATTTAAAATTTGTTAAGTATATGTATTTATAAAAATTATAGCTTAGACATAAAATCTTTAAACACTTTTATCATGTTTTCTTCTAAATCTTTCTTAGAAGACTTTTCGATAACTTGTCTTTGCGTTGAGATATCAGCTTCTCTAATGATTCCGTTATCCCAAACCCACGCTTTGTTTTCCATAATACCACGTACATATGCATCTGGTGCTGAAGGATCGGCTACGATATCTGCACATGTTGCAAGATAAAAATCATTTCCAACAACTTTAGTTCCGTCTTTTCCTTCTACAAGACTACCTAATCCTCTTGTAGATACGCCCAATGTTGCGCCTTCAGCCATCAAATTCTTTACAATATTACCGTATGGTGTTTCCATGATCTTTGCTTTGCCGATGAAGTTGTTTCCATCTTGACGCAAACTCTTAGTGATATGTTACACACGTTCTATGTTAATAGTTGGACCATCTGGATGCCACAACTCACCATAAGCACGATTCTTCATCACACTTTCAGTAACATATCGCTCTGTTTCTTTTTGCAAAACTGATAATGGATACATTCTTCCATTACGATTTTTTTGTTCTGCTTGCATAAAAATGCCTTCGATGTAGAAACTTCTACCGCCAGCTTCATTAGCTTCGGTGATAATATTTACTTGTTCGTTTATTTCTGTAATTAATTTCATTTGATCCCCGCCGATGTTCTTTTTCTAATTGATTTGGTTCTCTTTCTGAGAATCACAGAAAGTTTTGGTGCACGTTTTCTAGCCGCTTTACGCTGTGCTAGTCTACGATGCATTTTTTCTTGTGAAGTCATTCTAACAAGTTTACCACCTAATATTTTATATCCAGGAGTTACTGAAACAAGTTTTCTTCTTTGTACTTGTCCAGCACGAACACGATTGACTCTTATCATTCGTGCTTCTTCCATTTCTTTTTCAGACAAAGATATAAAATCTTTAAATTTTAACATATTAACTACCGGTCACTCCATCATCAGTAGTTTCTCTGCTAGAATATCCAGCAGTTTTCTTACCTTCTAATATGAGTGTGTATCCAGAACTAGCAGTAAAACCTGTAGTAGTTAACAAGATATCTCCATTGGCGCCAGCGCCAGCATTGTTTGTGAGTGGTGCTTGACCGCCTGTTGTTAAGTCCCAATATCCACTACCACTCAGTGTTACAATAGTTGTGTTTGATGTTCCTCTCCACGTCAATGTAACTCTAGGGTCTTGTAATGATGAAGTGCCTTTTGATACGTTCCAAAATAATCGATTGATTGACAGTCTTTGAGTTGATCCACCATCAGAAGCAACTAATGTGTTTGCAGAAACTTTTACAACGCCTGATTCACCAGTGCCGTCAGAAATATTCGTCAACTTAACTGCCCATGTTGATGCGCTATCTTTTAGCGTTTGTGAGGTTACTGTATCTGCCATTTTATTCTTCCGCTATAGTTTTTGCAAATGCTAAAAGTACTTCAGCATCTTCTTCCAACTGATTCAAAAAGATATCTTGATTGCTTTCATCTAACTGATCGTAAAGATTAGAAAGTAAATCAACGTCTTCATTTTTTAAAGCACCACGATTTTTTGCGGCTTGAAGCATTGCGAATCTATCTCTAATACCTTTAATACCGGGTTTGATACGTTTTGCGGCTTCTTTTTCGGCGGCATTTGGATTATCGATATGCTTCATTGTAGTCTTAGACTGATGACTTTCAGCTTCACTCATTTTGTTCGTCATCATTGCTTTTCTAGCGGCAAGAGCGGCCAGCTTTGCACGTTGGGCTGCGGCTTCTTTGTCATGCGGTTTTGGACTAGCCTTAACGTCTTTGTCGTATGCATCGCTTTCACCGAATGGTTTCTTGTTATCAAGTCTGTCGGCTTTGCGTTGGCCTTGCCC